TGTTCTCTCCAGAGGATGACGAAATGATGACCGCGAAAACTGGTAACTGGTTTATGGATAATCCACAACGTGGTAGATCTAATAACTCTGCAGTGATTGTTCGAGACGAAGCAACACCAGAAATGTTCAAAAACATAATGGAGTCAGTCAAGTCATTCGGAGAACCAGGCTTCTACTTCACAACATCAAAAGAACATACGACTAACCCATGTGTGGAAATAGGAATGTTCCCACAACACAAAGGTAAGTCTGGTTGGCAAGGTTGTAACTTGACAGAGATCAATGGTGGTATGTGTAGTAGTGAAGAACACTTTTTTCAAGCATGTCGTGCAGCTGCAATCTTAGGAACTATGCAGGCGGGATATACAGATTTCAAATTTATCTCAGATACATCAAAGAAAATATTTGATCGTGAAGCGTTATTAGGTGTGTCCATTACAGGGTGGATGAATAACCCTGATGTTCTTTTTGATGAAAAGATCCTAAAGAAGGGAGCAAACATTGTTAAGAAGGTTAATAAAGAAGTTGCTAGTATTATTGGGATTAACCCTGCTGCTCGTACTACTTGTGTAAAACCATCTGGTAACGCATCAGTTTTACTCCAGACCGCGTCTGGCATCCACGCAGAACACTCACCAATGTACATTCGAAATATACAGATGAATAAGGAGTCTGAGATTACACAAGCGATTACGAAATCGAATCCTTTCATGGTTGAGGAATCAGTGTGGTCTGCAGGTGGGACAGATGTAGTTGTCTCTTTTCCAATTGTACCAAAGAAAGGTTCTATGTTCAAAGATGATCTCTATGGTGTAAAACATCTAGAACTTGTTAAGAAAGCACAAAAGTACTGGGTCGTTGCAGGCACAAATGAAGACCTGTGTGCAGATAAAGGTATACACCATAACGTATCAAACACAATCATAGTAGACGATTGGGATGAAGTAGAGAAGTACGTATATAAAAATCGTTATTCTTTTTCAGGCATTTCATTCCTATCTCCAACAGGTGACAAGGACTATAACCAAGCACCTAACACACAAGTCATAGACGCAGAACAAATGGTTGCGAAGTATGACCAAGGTGCAATCTTTGCATCTGGTATGGTTGTTGATGCACTAAAAGTCTACGACAACTTATGGACTGCTTGTTCTACCGCAATGGGAATGGGTGAAGATATTTCAATAGAGTCTTCGGAAAACTCTGCAAAGAAAGACTGGGTTCGTAGGTTCGAAAGATTTGCACAGAACTATCTTGACGGTGATATGAAGAAAACTGAGTATTGTCTGAAAGATGCATATCTACTCCACAAATGGGAGAAGATACAAAGTAATCTAAAAGAAGTGGAATGGGAAACTGATCTCACAGAGAAAGTATATACAGATGTAGATACTCTCGCGGCTGCCGCATGTGCAGGCGGTGCATGTGAAATCGACTTCTGATTATATCACCCCATGTCGATCTGTCTGTAGATTGTCCGATGACGTTTGTGTTGGTTGCGGCAGAACTAAAAAAGAGATTTCGGAATGGGGTGGATATCACTACTATCAAAGAATGAAGATTATGAAAAGACTTGGGTACGGAACAAGAAAAGGCAAAAGAAGCAGTGGAAAAAGAATATAGAATAGAATGTGAAGAATGTGAATCCGTTACAATTGTATTGGTGGAAGATGGTGGAGCGCCTAAGTTTTGTCCAATGTGTGGGTATAGACATTCAGACATAGAGGACATTTCTGAATCTGATACATAAGTGTATGTGGTATTACAAAGACAAAGAATTTAATGAGACCCCTGAAGAATTTCAGGGGTTTGTCTACATCATTACAGATATAAATACTGGGAGAAAATATATCGGTAAAAAGAACTTCTGGAAACCAAAGATACTTCCCAAAACAAAAAAGAGAAAACGAAGAGTCAGAACTAGAACTGAGTCCGATTGGAGAAGTTACTTTGGATCAAGTGAAGAAGTAAAGATATTAGTAGAAGAAAGAGCCGAAGATTTTAAAAGAGAAATTATAAGACTATGTAAATCAAAAGGCGAAATGACATATTTTGAAATGAAAGAACAATTTGACAGAGATGTATTATTCCGAGAAGATTATTACAATGAGTTTATTGGTGGGAAGATTCATAGTAAACATTTAAAAGGAATATCGAATGTATGAATATAAAGCAAAACTTGTGAAGGTAGTCGATGGCGACACGGTTGATGTTGACATTGATCTTGGTTTTGGTGTGTGGTTAAAAGACGAACGTGTACGTGTAATGGGTATCGATACACCAGAGTCTAGAACACGAGATAAGGTAGAAAAAGTATTTGGACTCGCTGCAAAGGATCGTGTAGAAGAGTTGGTAAAGAAAGATATGATACTCAAGACATTTGCCGCAAAAGACGGTGAAGATATGAAGGGTAAGTTTGGTCGTATCCTTGGTGACTTTATCATTGGAGACAAGATGCTTACTGAGATCCTAATAGAAGAAGGACATGCAGTAAAGTATTTTGGTCAGAATAAAGCAGACATAGAACGTGGTCATTATGCAAACCGAAATAAACTTATGAACGAAGGTGTTGTAAGTGCGAAGGAAGTACAAGAAGCTGCAGGTTGATGTTAGATCTAATTTTTCAATCATGGATAGATATGTTCTTTTTTGTTTGGGTATCAACATTAGTGGTAGTTCTTTTTTTACCATAGGGTTGACAAACCTATTATAATGTGGTACAATTGTGTAAACAATTAAAAGGTGAATTATGATTATTGTAGATTATGGTGGACTATCTGCCGCAAATGTTGCAATCAATAAAGAGAATGATGAGAATATGATTCGACATATGATCATCAACTCTTTACGGATGTATCGTAATGCGTACAAGGCAGAGTTTGGTGAACTAGTCATTGCTTGTGACGGTAAAGACAACTGGCGCAAGAAGTACTACAAACAATACAAAGCAAATAGAAAGAAAGCACGTGACAAGTCTGGACTAGACTGGAACGAGGCATTCCGTATCATCAACAAGGTACGTGATGAGATTAGAGAAAACTTTCCCTACAAAGTAATACATGTAGAGGAATGTGAGGCCGATGATATTATTGGTACTCTTTGTAAGAACACACAAGAGTTTGGTGAATACGAAAACGTAATGATCGTATCTGCAGATAAAGACTTCTTACAACTACAGAGGTATAACAACGTGCGTCAATACTCACCACTACTAAAAAAAGAGTATAGAGAAACAAACCCTCATGTAGGTCTCACCGAAAAGATACTTACTGGTGACGCAGGAGATGGAGTGCCAAACGTACTCTCGCACGATAATGTGTTCGTGGAAGGCGAAAGACAGAAACCACTATCTCGCAAGAAGAAAGACACAATGTTAGATCAGTTATCTGGTACTGATACAAGTTATCAATACTCTGATTGGTACAGAAACTATCAACGCAATCGCACGTTGATTGATCTAACGTATACACCGAATCATATACAGGAAAAAATAATCCATCAATATAAAGATCAAGATAAATGGTCGCAGAAGGGTTTAGTACTTCCTTATTTGATAAATAACAATATGAAAATGATGATTGAATCCGTTGAGGAATTAATATGAAGACAAAATATATTTTTGAGGTTCTGCAAGAGATTGCTAAGACCAAGAAAAAAGATGATAAGATTAAGATTTTAAAAACCAATGAAAGTTGGGCATTGAAAGATGTTATCAGAGGTTCTATGGATAAGACCCTAAAGTGGATTATCCCAAATGGTGCGCCTCCATTCACTCCTGCCGAGGAACACAACCATCCCACAGATCTACGAAGACAGAACAGTAAGTTCAAGTTCTTTGTTGAAGGTATGGAAAAGAGTACCCCTCAGTTTAAAAAAGAGAGAATGTATCTCTTAATGATAGAAGGTATACATCCACAAGATGCTCAGGTCGTTATCGATATGGTAAATAAGAAAACGCCGAAAGGACTGACGAAAGCAATTGTTGAGGAAACATTTCCAGGCTTGCTACAAGGTTAGCATCCAAGTATTCATAGTCGCCTTTTTAATTTTAACACTAACTAGAGTGTGCACATTCGTGTACGCTCTTTTTTTATAGGAAATACAAATGGTAGTAGCTCAAATAGAACGTTTGAAAAAAGACTCCGAAGAACTAGACATATATGCTAAGAAACTAGAAAAGAGAGGACAACTAACAAGAGCCGAAAAGATCCAGAAGAAGAGGGAATTTGTATTGAAAACGATAAGAGAAATTAATTTAAAATAAAAAAATAACTGTTGACATATTATGTAAATACCTGTATAATAAAGCTAAGTTATATGGGGGGAGTGAATACCATGAACATTTTTATACTAGATCACAATCCTAAGATTGCGGCACAATCACAATGTGACAAACACGTTGTCAAGATGATTGTCGAATCTGCACAGATGTTATCTACTGCACATCGTATACTCGATGGTGTAGAAACTAAACGTCCATCTGTATCAGGTAAGACAATCATCAAGTACTACCAATTACAGAATCCACATATGGAAGAGGTTCTGTACAAAGCAGTACATCGTGGACATCCTTGCACAGTATGGACTATGGAGTCAGTGTACAACTATCGTTGGCACTATGATCACTTTTGTGCTTTACTTGACGAGTATACTTATCGTTATGGTAAGAGACATACTACAGAGAAACTAAAGTACTGGTTGGTCAAACCACCTAATAGTATTCCACATGTACCAATGACAGACTTCAAGCTTGCAATGACTCACGAACCACAGTGTATGCATGAAGGTCAGACAATCAGGTCTTATCGAGAGTACTATCACACAAAACAGGATAGGTTCAAAATGGTATGGACTAAAAGAGAACAACCTAGTTGGTTTATAAATAAGTGTGCATAGGAGACAATGATGCCGATTTATAATTTAAAAAGAATATCCACTGGTGAAGAGTTTGAAGTGACTATGTCTTGGAACGAATTACAAGAGACTTTAAACGTAGATCCAGATCTATTTCAGATGTTAAGTACACCAAAGTTTGTGACAGATACAAAAGGTACTCTATCACGAGCAGGATCTGATTGGAGAGAACATCTAGGAAGAATTAAAGATAACTCTGGTAGAGGTAATACAATAAAGACATGAGTAGTAATAGAGCTAAGGCGTTCTATGATGATTTGTATGAATTTGAACCTCAAACAGAAAATCAAAAGAAAGCATATGATGCATGGGATGAAGGTGACAACCTAGTTCTTACAGGATCTGCAGGTACAGGTAAAACATTTGTTGCACTGTATCTCGCAATAGAATCTATGTTAGAGAAGAATACACCTTTTGATAAAGTAATCATTGTCCGTTCAATAGTTCCTACAAGGGAAATGGGTTTCCTGCCTGGATCTGTTGAAGAAAAACAAGAAGTGTTCGAAACACCGTACAAGGCAATTTGTTCTGAATTGTTTGGTGTGTCAGGGGCCGCATTCTATAATAAGATGGTCACTGCAAACCAAATACAATTTATGACAACATCTTTCATTAGGGGACTAACGATTGACAATGCCATAATAATCGTGGATGAAATGCAAAACTTAAACTTCCACGAACTTGACTCTGTTATCACACGTGTAGGTAACAATTGTAGAGTCATATTTAGCGGAGACTATCTCCAGTCGGATTTTAAAGATCCTGCAGAGAGGGATGGTATCCAGAGGTTCTTACGAGTCATGGAACAACTGA